TGTGCTCTTCCGATCTATGTTAAGCGGATAGGGATGTAGATTATGCCCCACCCCCCTCTTTGGACTTCCTCGCCCGCGTTTGCGCGGCCTTCTGCATATTGTGCCATTTGCACAGCGTTTGCCGCGCTCCGCTCCAGAACTCATCTTCGGTGGTGAAACCGTTGATATGGTCACGCTGTAGATTGTCGGTTGTCACTATCCCTTTTTGCTTACACAGCACGCAGTATGGCTCCTGCATGATCTCATACTTCGCCATCTTGCGCCACCGCTGACTGTTGTATAGCGCCTGTGACCATGCCCTGTTCTTGATGGATTCAAACATCGGCGCTGCCTTTGGCTTCCAGGGATATGACTTTGACTTCTTATTTACTGTTGGCATCGTGATTGCTTTAAATGCAAACGCCCGACACACTACTGAAAGTGTGCCGGACTTGCATCAACTGTTAACTGCTTGTTTCTTGAGCGTTTCAGCGCGGCGTTCAGCTTGCTGTTTATTGGCCGCCCTGTTCCGCTCTTCCGCTTGAATGGTAGGAAACATCCAACATTGGTACTTCTTTACGTCAAAGTATTCAACGCCCGCTACCTTCTTTTGTTCTTTCTTTGCCATGTATCAATTGAATGAGCGTAAACAATGAGCGACAAAGCAACTACTACTGCAAATACAATCATAGCTGCTTGACGTTTAACTGAACGCCCCAATACAGCGCACGGCGTTTGATTTCCTCAATGCTATATCCTTTGACCTTACCTGCCTTTGCTATCGCTGTTTCAACCTGATCTGCGTATTGTTCAGTGGTCATATTCAACTCAAAGAATCTGATTGGATTGACAACCTTAAGATCAAAGCCGTAGCCGGATGCCATGCCTTTGGCGGTTTGCTCTGTCTGATACCATCCCTGAAGTACAGCGTATGTTTGTCCGGCTGCCTCTTCCTGAATCGCTGCCTCATCCATGCCGTCATCAAACTGCCTTAAAGAGGCAATTGTCAGGTAGTAATTGGTTGTCAGGTTGTCGCGTGCCTCTGCCTGTTGCGCTGCCGGGATGGTGGCAGGTACGCAGTCCAGTACGGCGTTGATGGTCATTTCAGTAGGTCGTGCAATAACGGTTTGGGCGCTGATTGCGGATGCTGAAAGAATGAATGCAAAGATGAATGTGAAAAGAATGATGATGTGTTTCATGTGTTGTGTGTGTTGTGTGTTTGCTTGTGAATTAATTTTATTCGCCGTAGCCGGAGCCGGAGCCGGAGCCGTAGCCGGAGCCGGAGCCGTAGCCGTAGCCGTAGCCGTCGCCGGAGCCGTATCCGGAGCCGTCGCCGGAGCCGTATCCGGAGCCGTAGCCGGAGCCGGAGCCGGAGCCGGAGCGAATCTTAATCAAACTCTCCATATCGGCTGCTTTTTCATGTTATCAATTGCGGCTTCTGACATCGGTATGATTTCGCAGACGTTCTCTACCTGAATTTCAGGCAGCACCATTGCGATACGTCCGGTTTTGATGCCATCAAGCGCCATTTGCGATAATGAAGCAGCGCCTTCCCAGTAGTGAACGCGGCGGCTATCTTTGAGTGTTACGGATAGTCCGTGAATTGTGTCGCGTGTTTCAAGTACTTCTCCTAAGTGAACACCGCTTTCATAAGAGCGGATGATGCAAATTTTGTTAATCATGCTTGCCATGTTATTTGTGTGTTTGGTTGTGAATTGTTTTGTTCTTTTCTCTATTAATTCAACACTCCAGCCAATTGACCGTGCGTTTTGAATTCCGTTACTTTCACCACTTCCCGATCCGTGACTCATCATTTCGTAAGTGCCTGAAGACATACCATCTCCATAACCGTTTCCGTAGCAATTTTGGTTTCCATGGCCATGCCCTGAACCTTGTCTGATTAAGTCTTGCATTGCCTGTTTTTATTCTACGTCACCAAAAGAATTACTAATGCCGTTGTCGCTGCCATTTCCGTAGCTGTATCCAAATCCTGATCCAGTTCCACTTCCGTAGTGGGTTCCGCGGCTGCCACTACCATTGCCGTATCCGTAGCCGTTGCCAGATCCTGAGCTAAAACCGCATCCTGATCCAGATCCATCACTATGGCAAAAGTTGAGATTAATCAAATCTTCCATAGCGTCAATAATGTTTCAAGTCACCACGTCCGGCAATACTGTTGTACGCCTTGTCAGCGTACCTTTTTGCCTCTTTGAAATCTCCGGTATAAAGCGCCCACTCAAACCGTCTGCTTGTCCTGTGGTTATCGGTGGCTGCGTGGCATTTCATCCAGGCACGGCGTGCGTCACCCGTTTTGTTTCCGGCTTTCAGGTGCTGATATAGCGGTGATCGCTTGACGTTACCATAGCCCCAATTGAAAGCAAGCGATTGAACCGCCCACAATTCGTGACGGTCAAGATGTGGCAGGTCGGCGCTAATGGTTTCTTTGAGACTATCAAAGGTATCGTACATCATCGCCCTCGCTTGTGCTTCCGTCACTTTGTACCCCTGTTCATCTACCACCTGCTTCCATTTGGCAGGCAGATATTTGATGCGGTTACCGTACCCGATGGCAGGTGAATCACCATCCATGTATGATTCCAGTTCTTTACCGCGCCTGCCTAACGCCTCTCTTCGCTTTGTTTCCAGCATAACGTACTTGAACAAGTCGTGGCCGTTTGTCTGCTCCGGCACTTTCGCGGCTGCTTTGGCTTCAGGCGCTGTTGCCATCAGTCCGAACTGCGTATCCTCTTCAGGCTGATCTGTGAATGCAAGTACATCGCGGCTTTCGCGCTCTTTGGTGGCGTAGTTGTATGCGAGTGCTGTGATTGCACCCACAATGACAAATCGCTTTGTCAGGAATGGAGGCGGCTGATTTGTCCTTTGAACGCGCCCTGACAGTTCCTCATAGTGCGCGTCATCAATGTCCTGTTTCATGCTTTTTTAATTATAGAGTGAACTGACACTACCGACATTGCAGCAATTGCGGCTGCCATCATAAGTGCCAAAAATAAAGCCGTTCCGCGTGCGCCTGTGCCTGCCATCTGCATAACCATGTTCAGGAACTTACCAGGCGTGATGATGTCGCTGCCTACTGTTATAGACAAAAGGTTGCCATAATAGCCCGCTGTGTTGGCGAATACTTCAATGGCGATTGGGATGAACGCTGCAATGCGCGCTGTTCGGTTCTCAGATGTAAGTAGTAACATTGGACTGATTGTGAACGTGGCGGTTATTGCCATTGCGAGGAATGCGCTGTCTTTCATTTGAAGCGCTACAGAATACATATTTGGCACGCTGCAACCGAGTGAGAATACCAGTACAGCCCACAGTTGCCAATTCAGCGGCTCCGGTTCGTATGGCTGATATTGTTCAAACTGTTGCGCTTCAGGCTTTAATTCAGGATGCACTTCAGGCTGCACTTTGGTTGCTTCCAAAGGTTCAGCCGGAACCGCTTTTGATTCCGGCTGTTGCCGATGGGAATAGCTAACCTTTGCTGCTTTAGTAGAAGCTGTATGAATCGTATGAATCCTCTTTGCGCCTGCTGATAGCAGGGCGTTTATCTGATCGGGCGTAGCAATGGCGTTGCCATCGTAAGCGCCTGTGATTTTCTTTACCTTGACCTGCCAGGCACGCAGCCCGATATTCGGGGCTGCCTGATGGTGAAGTTGTTTGAATGTGATTCCGGTTGTGGCTAAAGTTCCCATCGTTGATGATATTAATAGTTGTTATTATAGAACTCAATTGCAGCGGCTTTAAACTGCTGCTCGTCATATATTGTAACATTCTCTGATGGCAACGAGTCATTGTCATCCTGAAGGTGCTGCCAAAACGCGTCTGCATAATCAATTGCGTTATCCGCGTCTGTTGTAAAATAAGGCAATGTGTAGTCGATGTATTGACGAATTGTCAAAGTTGGCTTTTGTGGCTCAAATTCATTAAACATCCTTTGGATTGACTCCTCAAGCTGTTCAATGGTAAAGTCATGCTCATCTGCATCGTAAATAGATTCTGCTTCATCTCTTGCCGTCCATTTGCCGGACGCAATAAGTGTTTGATACTCGCTTTTGTTGTCAGAAATCATGCAAGAAATGCTGTCGGTAACTTGATCGAGATTCATGTCTTAGAAGTTTTGAAATTGAATGTTTGTGTGTGTGTTGAAAAGTGATTAGTTGGCTGAATTAATCAGGTGGCGAAAATCAAAATACTTCTCCCAATTTGGAGCGCCAACGTAAGAGCGCCATTTGCCCTGTACTTTTTGAAATTTATGAGCAACAAAAGCGGTCATGTTAAGTGCCGGATGAATCATAACAGCCAAAGTGCCATCTGCATAAACAAAAGCAATTCCGGCAAAATACCCTTTGTTTTTAAGGGCAATGCGCGCTTTTGCAAGTGCGGAGCGCTTTTGTGATGGAGTCAATGCGTTTTCAGATGCAAGTGTAATTTCGAACTCGTTTTTCATGTCTTGGAAATTAAAAATTGAATGTTTGTGTGTGCTGTTGTCGTTTGACCTTACAAAGATACGCGCCTTTATTTATTTGTCAAGTTTTTTCTTTACTTTTTTTCAGAAACTTTCAGATTTTAACATTTGCTCAAAGTATTCGATAAACTGATCGGTTGACCTGGCTACAAAATACAGCCCTTTGGCTTGTTGTACATTCGCTCCGAACTGCTGTTGATGGATGCTTTCTTTGTCCTTTCCTGCCTTTACTTCGATACATACCATCTTACCGCGAATACACGCAATCACATCTGATATTCCGCGCTCCGTGTTGCCTTTACGATGTATCTGCTTTGCCGCATCCCATACGCCCACGTTGTTTACCCTGAAGGCATAGCAGCCCGACTGCATATTAATTAACCGGATAATGTTTGCGGTTATCCGGTTTGCGCTTTCCGGCTTCGGCTTCAATTGTCCAGCGGCGCGCGCCTCCCATTGCGCGCGCCGCTTCTGCTTCCGCTCTTCCTGCTTTCTCCAAAGTTCCTTTAGTTCAGCAGGCGTAGCGGTTGTATGCTTAATAGGCTTTGCCATGTTTGATCGGGCGGGTTGCGTTGTATTTCATCTTTGCCTCTACATGGAACACCAGGTCGATGTTGTATTCGTCACAGATGCCGATGATTTGCTTGATTGCAAAAATACAATTGTAAAAATCGTTGTTTCTAGGCTCTGTCAGTTGATATGTAACATTCAGTAAATTTGCTGCAAATGGCTCATTTAATACAGGCATCGTAACCAAATCAGTAATTATAGAGTAATCATACTCCTTGTGTTCGGTAAAATCCAGTATCCGTATCAGCGCATCAGCCATTTCATCCTCTACCGTATCTTTCACCCATGCCTTGAAATTGGCTTCAAATTCCTGCGGATACTTTGCCAGTTCTTCAGGAATGATTCCCTGCCTGCCATCCATCCACCTGTCCTCACGGTGCGCTTCCACCGCTTCAGCAAGTTCGCAGATTATCAGCATCAGCATTTCTTTGTCATTCCTGTCCTTTGGGTTTTCAGGGTAGAATCCTTTGGCAATGGCGTTGGCATGGATTTCCTTTGCCCACGTTTGCAATTGTGCGGGTGTGATCTGATTCTTCATCGTGTAAAGGTTGTGTATTTTTTGAAAAGAGATTGTGCTGCGTCTGCCTGCTTTGGCCACTTCATAAAATGGCCTATCAGTTTTGTTTCTGCGTCCGATTGCCCGGCACGCCTTCCGCAGATGTGGTTTTCCATCAGGTCTGTTTGGTGGGCTGTCAGGCCTTGTTCAATGCACTCTGCTGTGAACTTTTCGCGTTCGTGTTCCGACATCAGCCTGAATCGCGCTGCTACTTGTTGGTTCATGTTTCCTTTTTTGTGGACAAATTTAGTTTAAATTGCTGAAATGGCAGCTTTCGCCTGTTCTTTTTCGTAAGACACGAATGTACGCAGATGATCGCATCTATGCGTGATGGCAGCGCACAGCCTCTCTGATCGTTCAAACATTGCCTCCCATTCGGCTATTCGTGCAGATACCCATCTTTTACGTTCGCTAATAGATAGTACCTTGATGTCATCGGGAATAGCAGACATAACAGCATCTACAGCGACAAGCAGATAAAACTTTGCCGATGCCTGGCACTTGCCCGCTTCAGGCAGCCATGCGGACAGTTCATTCAACAGGTCAAGTACAGCGTTTATGTCTGTGTGGTCAACGTGCGTACTTGCAAGTGCATCCAGGTGTTTCACGCGGTCAAATAAATCCTGTTCGGGTAGAATATCGAAAGTGCGCCGGATGTCCATTGCGGGCATGATGGTAATCAGTACCTCCGTGTTGCGCTGCTCATTCAGCGTCTGCCTGATGGCTGTGATTGCCTCCGCGCTTGTGATGCGGCCTTCATCGTTTACGTGCGTCACCGCTTTCATGGCCTGCGTTTTTTTACACCCAGTATGATTTCACCGATTATGTAAGCAAAGCCGATAACGGCAACTGTGGTTGCAATGATGGCGGCATAGCGCTTGAATAGCATTACCAGCCATACGATGAAAATGATAAGCAGAACAACCGCACCGCCGATTGCAAGTTTTTGCAGGTCATCGCGCAGCCATTGCGGGAGTTTTGATGTGAATTTTTGAAAGATGTGTTTCATCGTGTGTGATTATTGATTTGTTCGATTGCCTGAAATATTTTAAGTGCAACCTGTGGCACTATGGCGTTTCCGGCTGCTTTGATACTTTCGTTTCTCCATTTTGGAAAGGTAATTCCGTCCAATCGGGCGGGAATCCCATCATTTCCAGCACAAACCGGGGATTGAGTTGGGAAGTTTTGCCATGTGTTTCCTGAAACATCGTGCCTATATCTGCCGCCAAATGTGATTTGTTTTTCTGTGACGGAGAGTGTTCTATTCCGTTCGCGTCCTGGTTGTTGGAGTTGGAAGCATTGAATTCATTACATATTTTATCATCCCTCCATCTCTCGTTAATTGAGATTTTGGAAGCGTTGCATTTTTCATATCGTTTGCTGTCGGCGTTGGAAGTAGTCCCATACTTAACGCTCTGCTCAACGTCACGCTGTGCATACTCCCCTCTTTGACCTGCGTTGATTTCATGTTTGCTGTTGCCCCACTGCTGTCCATTGCAGTCGGCGTTGGAAGTAGTCCATGAACCGCTTTTGCTTGCAAACAAGTTCCCCCCTGTTTGAATTGGGTGTTTTGTTGATGTGCTGTTACGGTTGGCAATAAACCAAACCCTGTCTCTCCGGTGCGGCGCGTCAACGGCACAAGCTGGAAGTACAAACGCCTGTACTTCGTACCCTTCATTCTCCAAATTAACCTGCACCTCCTCGAATACCAATCCGTCTGACCAATTAACAAGGCCGCTAACATTTTCCCCAACGATGTAGCGCGGCCTGACCTCTCGTATAACTCTAAGCATTTCGGGCCACAAATGGCGGCTGTCCTCCTTTCCAAGCCGTTTACCTGCTTGTGAATAGGGTTGACAAGGGAATCCTCCGGTGAGAATAATGTCATCTGATTGCCAGTCGGGATATTTTTTGCTGATTTTTTCATTGAGTAAATCAAAGGTTAAAGTGTGAATGTCATCGTGGTGATATGCATCCGGCCAATAATGAGCAAGTGTGCGATTACAAAACGGATTGATTTCACAGGATGCAATGTTATCCCATCCCATCCATTCCGCTGCCAGGTCAAAGCCGCCGATACCTGAAAATAGTGATATATGTTTCATGTGTCGGCTTTTAAAACGGTATTTCAACGTCCAAATTTGGCCTGTGCTGCGATATTACAGGCGCATCGTGTATAGCGTTACCCCATGCGTTAAAATCGCCCACAGGCGCTTGTTGGATGCCTTTAAAGTCATTCGGATGTCGGTAGTCTGTGAACTTGGTAAGTTCGCCGATGAACTTGATCGGTATGGTCATAGTCGGCCCGTGCCGGAACTTTGCTACATCCAATTCAACATAGCCATCTGACATATCGTTGCCCTCCGCATCCTGTGTAATGCCGTAGTATTCGGGCCTCCACAGAAACAGCACCATATCTGCCTCCTGTTCGATTGCTCCCGATTCCCGAAGGTCTGACAGTATCGGCTTTTTGTCGGCTCTGCTTTCCACAGCCCGCGAAAGTTGCGACAGGCAGATAAATGGCAGCTTGAGTTCCTTTGCGATATTCTTCAGGCTCTGCACATTGTAATTCACCTCTGCCTCCCTGTTGCCTGCGTACTGCTTAGGCGCTGACATCTTTTGCAGGTAGTCAAGAAATAGAACTTGGACTTTGTTACGCTGCACCATCCGGCGTGCGCGTGATCTTACGGCACTTGCTGATTGCCCGCCCTCATCGTCAATGTACATCGGCATGGCAGATAGTTGCTCTGATGCCTTCATAAGTTCGGGCCATTTCGATTCGGCCATCATGCCTTTTTTCATGTCTGCCGATGGAACACCGGACAGCATAGACAGCAGGCGCATGACCAGTTCGTCCTTTGTCATTTCCAAAGAGAACACGCCGACCGGCACGCCCGATGCCGCGATGTTCAAAGCCCATGACAGAAGAAGCGCTGTTTTTCCCATGCCTGGCCTGCCTGCGAGGATGTACAGTTCGCCCTGCTGAAAGCCTCCGGTGTGGCGGTCAAATTGCCTGATGCCACCTTCAATGCCCGTTATACCCTTTGATTGCGCGGCTTTCTCTATCCGCTTAAGTATTTCAGGAACTGCCTGTCCGACCTGTACGGCATCGGTTGTGGTTATCCCGTGCCCGATGGCGTATATTTCACGCTCCGTTTTATCCAGTAGTTCAATCGGGTCTGTTTTTTCCTGCAAAGCATCTGTGACGGATTCGATGCCCGTGCGGATGATGGCACGGCTGATCTGCTTTTGCGTCAATATGCGGGCGTAGTATTCAGCATTGGCTGTTCCTGTCAACATCATAGCAAGTTCGGATACATAGAACGGGTCAACTTTACCGGACTTCTTTACCTCATTTGTCACAGTCAGCATATCAATTGCGCTACCTCTGCTGTACAGCATGGCAATACAGTTGTACACTTCCCTGTTTGTGTCGCTGTAAAAGGCATCAGGTGTAAGTATGTCCATGATGTTGGCTGCTGCGTCACGGTCTGTCAGGAGCGCTGACAGGACAGAACGCTCAAGTTCCTCCGAAGATGGCGGCGTGCCCTTTACAATGATTACAGGTTCTTTCATGATTTCGGCTGATTCAGCGTAAAGTTGGAAATCTCAATATCAAAGCGCTCCGCAGCGGAAAACATCGCATAGTCTTTGTAATCCCGTGTTATGCGCTCGTCTGCTTCATCGGCTTTGTCATCCCTGAACTTCAGGCGCATTCTTCGCAGGCTTTCAGGCGCATTCAGGAAGATAACCAGGCATTTGTCAGCCCCAAAGTAATCCTGAAGTTTGAGCGCCATTTCAGCGCCCGCAATGAATACATCCGATGCAAACAGTTGTGCCTTTGTAAATCCGTAGTACCAACTGTTGTACACGTGGTATATCTCGCAACTGTTTTTAACATCTTCGGCGCTTGCAAAATTGTATTCCCTGTCAAGTGGCCCGCGCTTCGGGCGTGTGGTCATTGCCTTTGCCAGCTTTAAACCTTTGGCCTCTAAAGTGGCTGCAAAGGTTGTTTTGCCTGATGCAGCAGGCCCTGTTATTACATATTTCATATCGTTTGTGTTTTAGGTCGTTCAAATGAAATCTACTGTTTTTTTCTTGACAACCGGAGCGGCTGCACTCCCTGCCTGTTTCATGGACTTTGCGCTGTACTGCGATTCACGAAGTATCCAGCGTTTTAAATCCATGTGCAACTGATGTGCCGTCCGGTTGTACTTGTTGTTTGCGATGGCGTGCGCCGCCCACATGACGGTAAAGTCTTTGATCTGTTCAGGTGTGAAGCGTGTGCCCTTAGCGTCCTGCAGGATGCCGACCTTGTATTCCTGTGGGTTGTTCCGGTAATAGTTGGCCATCACAGCAACTAAATCTGAATCGGTCGTGTACTTTTCTCCCTGCTGAATAACATATTGTGAATTTTCGTAATATGTGGCGGCCCGTTCCCGTTCATTAAAGGGGTTCTCCGAAGGCAAGGGTTCAACGGGCATTAATTTAGCGCCCGCAAAAATTACCTGATCAAATGTTGGTCTTGAAAGCATCGGGTTAACCGTGTCGTTCTCCGGTTGATTTGAAAAGTTGGATTTCGGTTTTTCAGAGAGTGCTTCTCTCTCTCTTTCTTTTTTATATTCTTTATTACTATACTCTTTATTATTATTTACACAGATGGCTTTTCCGGCCATCGGGTTTTCCGGTTGTCGCTTTGAAAGTTGGTCGGATTCGATATTTTGCCCAAAAAAAGCGCTTTCAGCTTCATCCTGATCTTCCCCGAAGTTGCCAGGCACATCCGTAACCGTCCATCTTGAACCATTAAACTGTCCGCTTTCGTTTTGAGACTTTAGCAGCTTTGCATAGCCATAAATTGACAGCTCTTTGAAACAGCCCTGTATTGATTCACGGCCTTCGCCTGTCTGTTTTTGCAGCCATTGCAAGTTTAATGTCCATCCAGGTGGAAGCGACATAATGTAGGCCAAAAGCCCGCGTGTTTTGAGCCTCAATCGGTTGTCCCTGACTGCGTTGTTATCTATGGCTGTAAAGCCTTTGCGCGGTGATTTGTTTACTACTGTACTCATGGTTGATGGTTATTTCTTGGGTTAACGTACTGTAATGAATGATCTTGGTTTTTTAGAAGACAACATGATTACCCCTGCCTTCTTGAGTTCTGATATTGTCCTTGAAACCGTGTCTGTTGTGCAATTATACCATTCAGCTATTTGAGTATTTGAAACGCAGAAGTATCCGAATTGTAGTTCATGGTAAAATATCTCCGAATATAGCACACGCGCAAACGGTGTTAAATCCGTCCGGTATCTGATGTCTGCAGGAAGAACGGTAATGTGTTTTGGAAGTTCCATGCTGGGTTATTTGTTTACGATGGTTATCAACTTATACACTTCAAGCGCGTATAGTGCATTGTCAATCGCTTCTGCATTTTCATGCTTAAACGCCTTCTTGATTTTACGTGTGTCAACAACTCCGTAATTGTAACAGATGAAAGCATAGACAGCAATTGTTAATGGATGATGTGCACCACCATGAGAATCCCATCCATCAAAAATACTATCATGCACAGAGAAGAATAGGCGCGGTTTCGTACTAATCGCTTTGGCCATTGTTTTTGCAAATAAAAAAACGCCTGTGACGGTGGGCGGCTTTGGTTTGCCATTGCGCAGAAAGAGTATAAAGCGCAGACCCGCCCGTCACAGGCGTTTTTGAATTATTGAATTACTCTTTGATACGCCGGATTACCAGTTCGGCGGCCTCTGAAGGCAGTACAAAGATAATGGAAGTTTATTCCTGTATGCTGAATTTTTTTGATCAATTGTATCGTTTTCCTGATGTCAGGAAGGTGATGCTACCTTTCAAGTTCATGCTTTCTTTTGTAAATTTCATCTTGCAAGGCATCCAAATGCCCAAACACCTGCATCTGCTTTCCGTGCCTGAATGCTGCATCTTTGAATCGGGATGTGGCTGCTTTGGTTGTGTCGTTGTACACGCCTGCCTTATCAAGTATTGTGACCATAATCATATACTCATTAGTCAGGTCATCGAGTGACTGTTGCGGTGTGAGTTTTTTCATTGCGCAATCGCTTTTAGTGTGTGTTGAAACGGGTTTCCCTCAATGCTTTGCGCGGCATCCCACATAAGTACGCCGACCTGCTGAATCTCTTTTTGCGCATCATCTGCTGTTCGCAATTTGATGAAGTTTGCAAAGCTGGACATATTGAACATGACATCCGCTGTTATCCGACTGTTGTATGACTTGAAATAACGCGCTACCTCCTTTGCGCGTTTGCGTCCGATTACGGGTGTCATCTCTGCCAGGTACTGATGGTAGAGTTGATTACCGCGCTCCGTGTGTTCGATTAGCGCATCTGTCCAGAAATCATACTGTTTGCCTCCTGCAAAGTCATGCGGAACATAATACCCATCGTGTTTTATCTCTTTGTACCTCGCTGATTCCGCATTTATAGAAGCAATGCGGTGTTTAAGCAGGTGAATGTGCGTTGCGATGTCGGTTGTGACAAGGAAATGAACTGCGCCTTTCTCAAATGGCGTTTTATGGCCCGATGTCCAAAGTTTTTGTATGAGTTCAGGTATCCGGTCGCGTTTCTCCGGTGTCAGGTCGCGTGATGTGGAAGTCCAGGCACTTAGCGCGATTATCTCGTCACTTCCGTAATGCCCTATGAGTTCCACCTTGTTGGGTTGTTGTGGCATGGTGTGTTGTTAAAAAAATGTCAATTGAATCGGTTGGCCTGCTTTTCTTTTTCGCTGCACTATTTCGGCTCTCTTTATTTCAGCGTAAGAAACACATGGCTTTTGTTCAATTCCAAGCAATGACAAATTATTGCTCAAAATTGCTTTTGCAATCAATTTGTAAGACGGAACAAGATGCTCAATGTCTTTTGGCGCTTCATCAGGAATGAAGCGTTTGTAACATCTTTGCTCCCACGTATTAATGTACTTGTCAATTTCTTTTTGCATTTTAAAATTCAAATTTCAATTGTCCGGCTGATTGATACCAAAGTTTCCAGTGATTTATTGCAATTGATGCTTGCAAATCAGCAAGGCATCTTTGTTCATCAGTTAAAAAACCCCAAGCCTTACGGGTTATGTATTCAGGTATGCCGTGCGCATAGCAAGCGGCGCAATGCCCTACGTATGCTCTTTGATTGATTGATACGTTTGTGAGCGCATTTTTGATGGAATTGGGCCATGCAAAAATCACTTTCCGCATGGCCATTCCGTAATCAACATGATTTCCTGTAAATTCAATCGCTAAAGCGAGCATATCATTTGCATCGGCTTTTGGCAATTTCCTCCACATTCCATTTTTGTAGCATTCCCATTTTTCGTAATGCACCCAAACCTGGTTAATCATCAAATCCTGAATTTTCAAATTCAATTACATCTAAACCATCATCATGGCCTTCAACTTCCCATGACTTTGAAAAGCTGTCATTTTGAAACAATGCAGCAAGCCCAGTTATCTGCTTCATGCGCAAAAGCTCATCTGCTGTCATTCCAAGATGCTGACATATCCATCTGTCACCTTTTCCCATTTCAACAAGTTCCGCCACAATGGTTGACATTAATTCAATATTGTGTGATCCCCTTGCTCTGTTGTGCCTGATTGTAGATGCCATCCTTTCTCCTTGACCTTCTTGCGAAGTTCTTATTTGCGTCAATGGAACACGGCCAAATGTAGAAGCGCTTACCTCGGGATTATTGCGCTCTGTTTGCCGCCTGTGGAATCCGTCAACAATCTTGATTATTTCACCCCTGTACGCAACAATTGGCATAGTGTATCCATCCTCTACGATTGACTGCCTTAAAAGGGCCATTTCGGGAGGGGCAACCGCATTCGGGTTGTATTCATTCGCCTCAACATTTGAACTCTTTTCCCAAAACACGCAATCAACCGGATGGTGTTTTAGCGGGCTTACATTGTGCAATGTCTTACGCACTTCATTCAGCACGTCAATTTTAGAATCAACGTTATCAATGCCGTTTATTTCAGCGGCCAATTGATCAGCGAGTAATTTTATTTTATCGTTCATGTCAGATTGATTTACAGGTTTAGCATTTTTTTAGCAGGCAGATATGAGCCATCTTCATCATGAAGTTCATGTCCGGTTACGGGTGGATTAAAAACAGAAATCAACACAACATCTGTAATTGCCTGAAACGTGTGATTGTCGTGGTTGTCAAGAATGTACGCCGTATCAGGCACAATCTTAAATGTTTCTCCGGTTTCAAGGTTTGTAAGTATTCCGCGCCCCTGAATGCAATAACACACCTCTTTGTGGTGTTTGTAATGCCAATGCCTTGCAGGGCCTTTTGGTATTACTGTTTTGTGAACGGAAAATCCAATATCATCCTTTGCCAGGACAATTCTTAATGATTCAAAACCTACGCCAATTACATGGCGTTCCGTGTGTGTGATGCTTTTAATTGTGCGAACTTTCATTTTTTTGTGTGTTTAAAATTGTTCAATGTTTTTGTACTTTTCCATGATTTCGCGCTGCCTGGCAGCTTGCTCCTTTGTAGGTGCAAGCCCCATATACTTGCACGTGTGATCGTTTTTCAAGATTGTTATTGCAAATCTTTTCCAGCTTGCAACCTCTGAATTGTGGAACGAAAGTGAATCAAGATGATCGGGCATTGATTGAATGCGAACCCTTCTTTTATTTCCTGATCCGTGAGGGGTTAAGCCGTTAATTGTGTATTGAACTCCATGCTTGTCAAGTTCTGAAATTACTTCTTCCGGTAATCCTCGGCCTACCCTTCCCCAGAATAGAATTGATTGAATAAACCGAGCCTTAAAATTTTCTGAAACCTCTTTTGGCAAAGTGCTTAAAAGGAACTTTACAAAAGATTTCCAAGTGTGACCATTTGGAAGTTTAAAACTGTGGTAATTTATTTGCTTTCCGTAAGTAGCAATAAAATTTGCACCTTGAACGCGTGCGCACAAAGTTACCCACACGTGAGGATCAATTACACGGTACAAATTAAGCGAAGATTTTGACTCTGACATAAATGGTGACGCAACCCTCATTTGTGCAATTGTAAGCCCTGCCATGTAGAATATATCATACAACTTGTTATAGTCCCATCCCATGCGAGCATTTGCCACCCAAATATCCTTTGTTTTCCAATCGTATATTGGATAACAATTGTAAACAAAGTCATTATTGTGTGTCTTCTTTTTTGTCCAGCTTTTACCCATAAACATGGTCTTATCCTCGTTCAAAATAGCCCGGTATCTATTCAGGCTTTCATCTGCGCGTATGCCGATAAGACAGGCTGTCTTTTTGCTTCCTTCGCTGTACCATTCGCCGAATTTATCCCAAAATTCATCATAACTCATATTCTCAATAAACCAGGGAAACGGATGGTTATTGATGTTTACAATGTATGAGTCAGTCGGCATTGGCCTTATCCATCTTTTTTCATCTTTTACCCCCCAGCATTGCCATTCTGTAGCGTATGCACTTACCGTACATGGCAGTGTTATTGGCATACAACACCAATAAACATCAAGTATGTCAAGATTTTTTCTAATTATGTCGTGCATAAAATTCAATGAATGCTCATAATTAGCCTCATTATCAAGTATCATAATACCTACCTTGCTGTTGATGCTATTTTTTCTCATGTAATCAATTACAAGATTAAGCATTACTCCGCTATCCTTTCCGCCTGAAAAAGATATGTATATTTTCTCAAAGTTCTTAAATATGAAATCAATTCTTTCATTGGCTGCGTCATAAACATTGACGTCAATATATTTTTTCATGTTCAATGTGTTTTGCGTTGTTTCATGTTAAAAAATACCCGAAAATTTACATCTTCTGGCTGATCTAAACAAACCTCGTCCTACCCGACCTGCTTTCAGGTCGGGCGTTATGCAAAATAAATCGAATCAGTCACCTGTGATGGCACGGTCAACCTTTGCCTGTTGGATGCGCTTGTGTTCCGTTTCAAGCACCATGCAAAAGTGTTCCACCAGTCTATTACTGTACGGGCATTTGCGCGGCTCCAGTTCGTGAATCACGTACTGTTGGCCTGCTATATATGCTCCATTTTTACGCAGGTAGTTCACCCTGGCAGATGCTGTGCTGATTTGAAAAAGTCCATCATGCCCGATTTTATCGGCGTGTACGGCTATTTTGCGAATCCAGCACGGGCGGCCCGCCTTTGTTTCAGCGATAATGAATCGGGCTACATCGGATGCCTGCGACTTCGCTGCTTGCTTTTCCTTTCGCCAGGAAAGGATTGATGAAATTTTTATCATCTCACATTGCTTTGTGGAAAATCAGCGCTGCAAAACTTTGGAAGCATGAACCTATTACCGGATATGCTTTCGATTGCACAAATGATAGATGCAAGTTCAAAATAAGAGGCTCCGCGCTTTTTGCCTGTTGACAGCTTTTCGCCGATGTTTTGCGGCGAAGTGTCCAGCGCTTTGGCAATCTGCACGTTTGATATTTTGCCTTTCTTTTTTGCAGCCTCAATCTGCAATATCAGGTCATCTGATAATTGCTTTGCTCGCTCCTTTATTTTTGCTGTGTCCATGTTTTTGGAAGAGGAAGCGCCCGCGCTTGTGCAGGCGCTTCCGTTTAATGATCTCATGAAAAAGTTTTAGAATGGCAGATCGCCGTTAAACGGCTCTGAAGTCGGAAATCCATCATCGAATGACGGTGCAGGCGGTGCGGTGTTTTGATAGTTCTGCTGCTGTTGTGCGGGTTGTTTGTACTGCTGCTCATATAGCGGCTGCTGTGGTTGCTGTGGCTGCTGCGTGTCGGCGGATGGCATCATTGCGGCTGTGGTATTCTTCAAGATGTCCAAAGATAACCAGTTCTGAAACTTATCACCTTCAGCCTTCAGGAACTCAACCTGCTTTGCGTCTGTGATGGTCATTACCTTGACACGCGGGTAAAAGTAGGCTTCGCCTTGCAGCCAATCACTGCCTTCCTTGTCCACCTTGATAAACTCGTTTTGAAACCGGAAATAGTAAAACCTGTTCTCCATAGTCAGCAGGTCAAAAATGTTCACCCGGTCGGCTCTCACTTTGCGACCGCCCGCCGATGCTGCTTCTGCGATGGCGCGTTTAATGTGGTTGGATAGCCCGACTGTCAGTTGCAGCGCTTGCATTTCTTTGGCCGCTACATTCCACACAATGAAATAATGCTGAAAGCCTACGCCCATAGGCAGTTGAGCCTTGATGTCTTTGTACACGCCCTGATGCTGCGGTCTGTTGATGCCCCTGCAGAACACGCGCATGATGTCAGTTCTTGTGTCGCGCACAATGTTTGAGTAATAGCCCTCAAACCGATCTGCAACTTTGGTAACGCCCGCCACACCAAATGCCTGGCCAATGACAATCAAATCAAGTGGCAACTCAAATTGTATTCTCTGTTCCGCTTCCTTGTCGTAAGCGCTGAATCCAGCGCCCGCCTGATGCGCGGTCGCTGTGGCTGCAAAGTTGGACGGTGTTTTACCGCCTTTGTACTCGATAAACAGCCGGAACGGGCGGCCCTGCTGCTCAGGTACTTCTACTGTTTCTGATGGTTGAAAATTCATGTCCTTGAAAGTTTAGTTTGTTATGAATAACGGGCGCTGATGGCGTCCGGCTTTGATTCCCTTGATAATCCAGCGTGCCACCGTTTGCGCTTTGTGGCTCTTCGGGTCACGGTAAAGTTCGCGCCACCAGCCATCATCAAGCAAGCCCCACCATAGTTTAGGGTCAAGGCGCAAACCGCGTGCGGGCGGATCCGGTTTAATCATGCTCCATGCCTTGAATCCTACCTGAATGCGCATGATAGTGCGCGCATCCTCATAGGGCTCATTCTGTAGTTGATTGATAAACGGGATTGCATTGTCAGCGCCTACGGCTGTTGCCAGTTGCCTGAATGCTTCGTAAATGGTCGGATTGTCGTTTTGTTCCATGTTATTATTCGTGTGTTTCATGCTGCAAATATAATGCACTTTATTTAATATTCAACAAATTTATTTATCAGTTAATAAAAAAAGCGCTGCCAATCTTACGACCGAAAGCGCCTATATCATCTGTTTTCTTACCCCAAAGGTACTGATTTCAAACAAAAAAGCCCGACACTTTGCAGCGCCGGACTAACTGTCAGAATGAAAACCGATTTGATGGAAAAAAACGCAAAAGTGTCTTTGGCTTATGTGTACAGGTAGAACTCCCCATCGGGAGCGTAGTATTCAGGCCCTTGTCTGAACTCCGTTCCGTCAATTTTCTTTGCCACCGAACAAAGATACTCCCATTGCCCGGTGGCACGTTCCCGCGCTTCGGGTGTGATAGTGTAAGGCGTTACCATGCCGTCATTATCCACCGCAATCAGGTGGTAAATACACTCTTCGCCCTGGCTGTCAAATTCATGGCAGTAGATGGCTGCCTGAAGGTCGTACCCGCCTGTCCTGATCTCAAAGCCCACCTGAACGCCCGACTTCGCCCCGAAGCGCTTCAAATCCCAAATGACGCGGCGGCCTTTGGTGTCAATGCCGATTGCATCGCGGTATCCCACGTGGCGAAAGCCGCCGAACTCAAAGTCCGTAAAATCCTGAAATTTGAATAGTTCACGGTTAAGCAGTCCATGCTTTTGCACAGTTGCGGATTCTTTGACAGCGACTGCGAGTAACGAGGATTCGGTTACCTGTGAGGATGTGACGATGGATAGGCCTTGCTCCGCTGCAATACCCGTAATGCGGGCATATTCCGCTTTGCCCTCCTTTGTGCGCCTGTCCAGCGATTCAGGCAGCGTGATATACTCGCTGTCGAACTGATCGGGCGTGAAAAGGATGCAGTCAAGGAGGCGGCCCTCAATCATGGATGGCGTTTCTGCCTTCTTTTCAGACAGATAATTGTACAGCTTTCGCGGGCTGTGTTGCAGCGCCTTTAAGCGACTGAATGATAAGTGGTTGATGTTCATAGCGTGATGTTTGTGTAAGTTCGTTGCAAATATATAAACCTTTTTGATGTTTGTCAATACGTTTTTCAGGCATTAACAAAAAATGCCCGACCTGAAATCAAGTCGGGCAAGTGGAACCTACACAAAAAAAAGAAACACCTACATTTACAAAACAGCCTCTATGGCTTTGGCTGCTTTTTCTATTATGTCGGCATGGAATACGCCGTTAACCGTTCGCCTGGCATTGAAGTAATCACACCTTTCGGCGTTAATATACTGACTTAGGCGCTTACCTGTAAACAGTCCCTCGTTCATGCCTTTGACCAAAACAAAGGCAGCGATGGTTGGTTCAAGCGCCCTATCGGGAAAATTCACCAAATCAGCGCCCGTAATGTCGCTCCAAATTTGATAGTTTCTCTTCCATGTCAATTGAACGTATCCGCGCCCGAAGTATCCCGTGTTCCAGTACCTGTCTTGCATCTGCCTTACCGGATGGCCTTCAGCCGCTCTAAATTCGCGTATAGGCTTGAATCTGCATTCATGCCAACAAGTAGCCAGCATATAGGCAAACATCCTTTTGTCGGTGATGATGAAGCGGTCGCAGTTCTCTGCAATCAACTTCGGTGCCTGCTCCTGCACAGGCGTGAACCTGGCAGATTTCAATGCCTTTGCAAGTGCGCGGTAAAATTCAGGCGTGATCTGTTTTGCAAACATGGTCTCTTGTTTCGTTCCGTTTTGTGTCGGACAAAGATACGCCTTTTCAATTGACAGAAAACAGTTCCCGCCCATGCTGTCACAGGCGGGCCTGTCGTTCATCATCAAAAACACGCATCAAGTGCCTTTAACCTACCCTTCGGCAGGCTCAATATTTTTTACCTCCTTCAGGAAGCGAATGAGCGGATTGAGGATGTTAATAGCCAGCACCGAAAGCAGCACGCCCCAATCTTTAGCGTATAAGGCAGATACAATCTGTTCCGCTGTGCCATCCGGCACGGTGAATCCGTAGAGCGCTGCAAAGCCGAGTATAGCAGTAACAAGCGACACCCAAAAGGTAGTGTTTGATAGAATCAGTTTTGCGTTGATCTTCCCGCCCTTCTTCGTGAAGTTCCATATCGGGAACACGATGGCTGAAACCAGCAGGCCCGTGACGGCAAAGATGCCACCACTTGATAGCGTGGTTTCAAAATCACTTGCAATTGCAGACGGGTCTTTGGGAAACTCAATGCCTGTGGCTGCGAAGGCAGCAAGAATGGCATAGGTGATGGATGCGATAAATCCGGGTGACTTTGGATTGAATTTAGTTTTTGACATGATGTCGTGATTTAATGTGTTAATGATGTGTCGCAGGTCGCACTACACGCGCCTGCCTGTTTGTTCATTTTTGCTTTGCGAAGTTCCAGCGCTATACGTGCGCGCATGGCATCATTCGCGCTGTCTGCCTGCTCCGCGATTGCGCGTATCTCCGGTGTGCTGAAAATTTGCGCCTGTTCGTCATTGCGTATGTTCGTGCGTTCATTCGCGCGTATATTCGCGTAATCGTCTGCGTGTGGGTCTGTCGGATGCCTGTAATTTTCTTTCGCGCAATTCGTGATGAAAAACGAAAGAACGAAAGCGAACAATGTAGAAAGAAGTATGTATTTCATTGAGTGCGAACTTTGGTTAATAATTCGTCATACTTTGCGCGCTGTTCGCTTACGAATTGCAGCATTTCATTCCGTATCTTTTCGTTGTTCTCTCGCTCTGCTGTAAATCTTCGCTCCCAGTACTCGCGCTCCTGCTGTAACGCCGTGTCACAGTCGCGTTCAATCTCCACTATCCTGCCATACAGCACCCCAATTGCAGCGCACAGGCAAAATATAACCCAATAGGGTAGATTTTTTGAATTTGGCAGTTCGGGTAGTGGCATTTGGCGTTATTTCAGGTTAAAAACTTCTTTGCCTTATACTGTCCGGCATTGTGCGCCTCCAGTCGTGGTGTCTGTGGGTATTTCCACGCGTTTATTTGCCCTGTGGTGAACTTATGCAGTTCGTTGTAGGTTGGTATAGCGTCTTGCTTGAATAGTTCCTCCAGCGCCAATGTAAACACGCCGCCCTTGTCGTTCTCGTATGATGGTTGCTTTACCGTGCTGCTGCTTACAGATATGATACTGCATCGAACTTCGGCCATCTTGTTGGTAGTCGGCTTTATTACAGGCGCTTTGGGCATCTGAATAAAACGTGTTCGGCCTAATGGCTGTGCAGCCCTGAAATTGGATTCAGAATAACAGGTGTCAATCAGCCGGACAATGCGCGTGCCTGCTCTAAACTGTTTCCAAAATGGAAACAACTGAAAATCCCAAAAGACACCATCATACGCGCATACACCCGTTGCGCGCGTTCCCTGATAATCGTGATACGTGCCGTGTCCGCTGTGCGTGCAAAGCAGTACATCGTTTGCGTTCATCAGGTGCGCGTATTTCGTAAGTTCGTGCTTGATGTTCGCGAGCGTGCAAAATTCATCTGCAAGTACGCGCGCATTGCTTGAGTTAAATTTCGTGCGCGCAATTTCAGCAAGCACATACGCATCGCGCACACATTGCGTCAAGTTCGCACCTTCGCCGTATTCGCTTACGCTGTACTTATTAATTCCGATGTGAAGCGAGTAAACCATGTCAATTGCGAAGCGCTTGAATGATGGCAGGCGGTGGTATAAGTTGCTGTTGCAGGTCTATCGTCACCCATCGGCCATTTGGAGCGCGGTAAAAGTCAAGGGCGCGCCCCGTAGTTCCATAATTAGCCAACCGAATGACATTACCCAGGCAATACGCCAAACGCACCGTTTCAGAGCCGATTTTATATCTGAATGCGCCTGTGGTTGCACTAAATGAGAATACAATGTTTTTTGCTGCATCTGCACCATCCTTGATAGTCCAACCTGAAGCGGTAAAGTATTTGCCTGCCACAGTTGACGTATCCACCTGTAGCGCAATCTGATTAAGTGCCGACTTTCCTACCTGCGTTTGAAGCAGTCCATCCTGTCTGATTATTTCACGAATTTTAGCGCCGTTGCTGCACAGCAGTATAGCGTCTGATGCCATCGTGGCCGCCTGACTTCTGTACACATTTATCGCGCCTTGTACGACTGCTGTTGTGTCACCGACCTTCGTAGTGCTAAGCACACTATTGCCATTGTCGTAGGTTTGCAGACGGTTTGCGAAGTAGATGCCGGAGTTTAGGGTAAGCCAGGATGAATCCTGAATGATGGTTTGCGTTTGTGCGGTCGTGATGAATGCGAAGAGAAAAACGATGATTGTATTTTTCATGGTGATGTTTTTTTGAGAGATTTTGAGTGCTTAACTGAATTTCGTGACGAAAACCTTAAATGTACCAGAGGTCGGATCAACCGCCGCCGATGAATAGTTGTTGAACCTGACCGTTACCGTGTTCGCAGCGCTTACCCATGCCGTATAATTTGTGTTCGCATTCACCGACGCATTAGGAACGCCCAAGGATACAACATCGCCGTCCGCGGCACCCGTTACGGTTATTGTCAGGTCAGACGATGTTTGAGCAGCAGTAGAGCCGAAATCCAAGGTCGCAGAACCTGTAAGGCCCGCGTTCCCTGTTAACCACCGCGTGTTGTTATAAACATCCTGCGTTTTTGTGGTCGTGTTGTAAATCGTCAGACCGTCAGCGGGCGATGCGATATTTCCCCGGTCTGTTGTTGTCATTCGCGGAAGCAAAACGCCCTGCGTAGTGCTGGTAATGTCAAGTCTCGCGGATGAATTTGGAGAAGCCGTACCCATTGCTACAATACCGTCATCTCGAACCATGAGCGCATTATTCGCATTGCCTGAATTATGAAATTGCGCTGTCCATGTTCCAGAGGTAGAACCAGACCCTTTAACATGCAACTGACCGTTTGTTGTGGTTGAATTGATGCCTACGCGCTGGCTATTTGCAAAGGTGTTTATATATATGGCCGGATTCGAATAGGCATTGCTATAGTCCCTCGTTGATATAGAAATAGGTAGCCCTGCAGTATTCCCGTCTCCAGAGTTGGTTCCAATAAGAAATCCGCTTGTTGGGTTATTGTATAGCACTGAGTTTCTGCTTCTTGAATCTGTCCCGCCTTTATACGATCTTATCTCCAAAAAAGTTTGTTTGTCGTCAAAAAAAGGCGAAACTACCAATCCTGTATTTATATCTGATGATGAGTTTCCAATTAAAAAGTATGATCTTGGATACCCGGAGAACGCCGTATATGCCGTAAAAGAACAAAACGCATTTGTAACAGACGACCTTATTTCTGCGTCTGTTGACCTGAATACATTTAAAGGGGCTGCCGGAGTTGATGTACCAATACCAAGCCTCGTATTTGTGTTGTCCCAAAATAAATTACTACTCGCTCCAAATGCCCCCGCGTTGTTATACTGCACCTGGCCGGTAGAACCTGCCGGAGTGCCGCCCCCGCCACCCGTTGAGTTAATCGTAAAATTACCCCCCGTACTGCTCACCGTCACATTTGTGCCCGCCGTAATCCCCACCACCGGAAGCGTCACGGTTTTTGCCGCTTGTCCATCATTCGATAGTGATGCGCGCAATGTTTGCCCCGAAAGACTGAACGTGTCAATGGTTTGTAGTTCGTTAGTTACAGATCCGTCAACCTCCGTGCCTGTGACGGTTATCGTGCTTCCGGCTGTTGATACACTATTAATCCCACCGCCCGCGATGGTTACAGAGCCTCCGGAGTTGGATAGGGTAGCGGTATTGGTAGCCACCGATAGCGTTTGCAGTTCATTGGTCGCGCTCTGATCTGCCACCGTTGCCGCCTCCCATCGTGAATTGCCGGACACATAAGTAAGTACCTGGCCATTGGTCGGTGATGGTGCGTACACATTGTGCAGTTCGTTTATTTCGTAACCATTTTGCACATTCACAAATATAACGCCGACTGATGCGTGCTTTCTGACACAAAAACCAATGAACACCGCATGATTAGGCGCTGTTGGCCTAAC